TAGTAATTCTAGATAAATTTCTTGTTCCCTTGTACTCGGAGAGCAAGTTCTTACGATTTACTGTTGAACCTGCCCCATCGAATACTACATAAACAGAAGTTGGATTTGTTTGTCTAATCATGGCCCCCAAAGAGCGAAAGAATCCTCCTAATCCCCCAATATGAACTCCATCAGGATTAACCATATTCATCATAGCAAAATTTCTAAAAAATAAATTTAAACCATCTAAGATTAATACTCTGTCGTGTCTTTTTAGAGGAGTCTCTTCCCCTTGCTCCTGGACTGTATCCAGGAGTTTAAATAACTCTTTGTGTTTCATGTTTTTGTTTTAAATGTCCTGCTCGTCGAAAAGTACAGGTGTTACATCTTCTTGGTCTTCTACAATTTTGAACGTTCCTCCACCTAAGATTTTTGTCCATTCATCTGAATGTTCTTTCTTGTATGCATTCTTGTCTTTATCAGTATCTGTAATAAAACCGTGGTTTGTCATAACAATTTTACCTCTTGATTGCATACCATTAACATGATTTTTATCAATTTGTAAATTTGTTCTTTTACCCCATTCTACTTGCTTACCACCTTTAATTGCTTTAATTTTAGATGTCCCAGCATTAGATACATTACCAAAAGTAACTACAAATGTTGCATCATACCACATTGCCATTCCGCCTTTGTTCATCATCTTTGGTTGTCCCATAGGTGATTCTGCTTTGGCAGTCCATACTTTATTAATACAACAAAGTGTATTAGTAAATGGTGATGATTCTTTACGTGACATTACAATGCTTTGATTAACTGTATTACCAAATTGTGTTGACATTGCCCCTGCATTCCATTCATTATTATTTTTCAGTTTTTCAACTGACATTGCACAAGGAATAGATCCAATAGAATCCCAGAAGAAACATAAATCATAAGGTAGATTACCTTTTTTCTGTTCATTCTGTAGATCCATAATAAATGCTGCTACGTCTTCAATTGTATGTAATGTTTCTCTATCAACATAAATGAAATTACCTTCGTAATCTACAACATTACCTTCCTCATCTTTGATTAATTTAACTTGTAATCCCATTTGAGCGGCATGTTCCCAATTCCATTTCATCTCAGTAATAATAAAAACAGGTAATACTCCCATTTTTTGTGCTGATACAGCAGCTTCAAGTAAAGCTGTTGTTTTACCAGTATCAGAGTGTCCTCTAAGTAGTGAAATATGTCCCATTGGTATACCCGGAACTCCGGCAATTTCTTGAAAAGCAGGAGATAATGGAATCCATTTTTGTTCTTTAAATTTGACGTTTTTATCTAAACCCTTTGAAGATTTAAATTTATTTAAGTCAAATTTGCTCTTAATCTCGGCGGACACTGCCGCCGAGAGAGACTTGGATGCTTTTCTTGCCATATTTAGAAGGGTAGATCATCAGTTTTATTATCTTCACTGAACATTGAGTCAAAGGCATCTGCTTTATTCTTCTTAACATTACTAGTATCTAAACTAAAATTACTACTAGGTGTTGATACAGGGGCAGTTGTAACTACTTCTTCAGGTGATTCTTCAACTTCAGGCGATAACCACTTTTCTAAAGCAACCTTCATTTCATCAAACGTGAATTTTTTAAATAATCCTTCATTTGGGTTTGGTTGTTCACTTGTCCATTGTTCTACTTGTTTAGCATCTTCACTTAATGGTGAAGTTTTTAAACGAACACGTACCGATGATTTATTATAAGGAGTACCTGTTGATTCTGGTCCTACTGTTTCTACTGTAAGGTCTCTACCGTTTACAATATCTGTGTAATCTCCAATTTCATCATCAACAGCTAATGCTAATAATTCTTCATATACCATTTTACCAAATTGCCATAATCTAGTACCTTTATCTTCTTCTCCTCTTACTATAACAGGAACAAAATAACGAGTTTTTGGGTCTAATTTCTTAGCCATAACAAAATTCTCTTTAGTATACTCTTCTCTAAGCTTTGCAGCAAATAGAGCAATAGGATCTTTCTCACCATAATTAAGTGGTGAAAGCATCACTTTGTTAGTAATACCATAGTAGAATTTTAATTCAGAAAATGGGTTTGATGGGTTGTACGCTGATGGTACGATTCTAATTTGTTGTTTACCAATTGTAGGTCTCCAATAAATTGTTGAGTAATCAGTTTTTGTACCTGATTGTTGTTTTGATTGAAGCCCTTCTAGCTTCTGTTTAATTGCATTTAAATCCATAATGTAACTTTTATTTATTTATAACTTTATTTATGTAATCGGAATATACGAACCAGGGTTCGGGGAGCCAAACTAAACTTCAAGAATTTTGTAAATCTTTGTATTTAATTGGTTTAGTGTATTATGTTGGGTAAGTAGAATACAGTTTCTATAATGTTGCCAATCAACTCTAAATTTAGTATCAACTATACCTCCATTTAATCCTTTAATTAATTCATTTAAGGCATTAATAGTATATAAGGTATTTGATTCCTTCTTTCTATGTACTAAAATAGTATTAGGTGGGATTGAATCAACATTTCCTTGATCAACATTATATGTAATTACATATTCATTTTTGTCCTTAATTTCTAGGACAAACATTTTATTATATATAATTGTGTATTTTGACTTAATATCTTCTATTAAGTTGTCTAAATTTTCTAAATCTGTAAATGTACAGAATAACTTATTATCCAAATCTCTAATATTTTGTATTGATGATATAACATCATAATTCATATTATACGTATTTGGTTCTTTATTTAAAATCATAGTTATAACCTTGTTTTGTTTTTATACTAAATCGGTATTTATCAAAAATGCCTTTTATTGTTTCTTTTAAATACTCTTCATCTTCACTCAAATCAAATAAGAATGAGTCATAAGTGTAAAGTATCAATTTACTCTTTTTATTATGTATGACTGTAAATATATCCCATAATATACGAACGTTCATTGACGTCTCCAAATTTTGTAATAGATAATTAAATAGTTTTTGTGGATTCATTTTACCTAAGTTTTCTTTTTTATATACAAAACTAGAAACCGGACACGTTATTTTACCTTCACTCTCAAACTCTTTCCAAAGTTCTTTTACGTATATACTAATTTTTTTAAAGAATTCCAGGTGCTCATATTGTTTAAATACTCCCCCGTATAATTGTTTAAATGTCAGTTCTTTAGACTTTTTATAATCGACGTTGTAGAGTTTGGAAAAATGAGAGTGAATATCACTAGTGGGGAAATTATAATCAATGAGACGACAAGACAAGCTAGGATGATAAGCGCTAATATCCACTTCGTACAAAATACTATTACTCGGAATGAAAGACTTTCTACATCCGTTTTCTTTGTTGAGTGCTGCATAATTTACATTTTTAAATTTATTTGATGGTCTAGTTGTTGTTGTTTTTAAGTTGAACTGAGTGTAGACGTATTCACCATCAACGGGGTGGAAATATTCTTCGAAGGTTTCATTGTGTATACGTATTCCACTTTGCTCGATGGCGTTGAACACCAAGGATACTTTATTGTTATAGAATTCATTATATTTTGTTTTTTCATTGTTAATATTCGCTTTTAGATCTCCCCAAATCGTTTCACATATTTCATAATGTTTAACAATCGGTATAATTAGGTTTAATTCATGGTTATCTTGGTGTTGCCTATAGTACAATTCATGTGTTTGTGTTGTAGGTCGTATATACGTAGTAGGTGGTGGGTTTATGTCATAAAGAGCTTTGAATAAGTTTGGATAATAATGTAATATTTCTTTTTTATCCCTACAATATAATGTTTCAAATTTTTCTAATAGTTTGTCTATACCCGTATTTAACGCATTTAAAGATTCACTATGTGCAATACATACCATAAAGCCTTTTGTTGCTTCAAGTGGTCTAATATACACCAAACTTACATGGGTTTGTGCAGGATGAATAACATTACTAAAAGGGATTACTTCAATGAAAGCCTTTTTATAACTACTATTTATTAAAACATTTAATTGACTTTCGTCTTCTACTAACCAATACATTTATAACCATTTTATTCTAATATACGATGAATTTATCTAGTATCCACTCCCTCTTGAAATATTTTTTCTAATTGAAGTTCCTACTTCTCTATCAAGAATTGGAAGTTGTAAATTTTGTTCTTCTTTCTTACCTTTAAAGGGTATTAAAATACTATGTGGGGTGGAGGTGTGAAATCTACCTTCCATAATTACTCCTCTATTTGTATGTATATGGTAAAAACCAACATAATTTTCTCCAGTATCTTTAACTTTTAACTCACCTCCAGTAGTGGAATAAAATTGTTTTTTATTTTCTTTATAATATTTTAAATATCTATCTTTAAAGAAGTTAGAAAAACCAGTTAATGAATTTTGTTTTTGGTAAAGTGAGACAATTTTTTTATTCACTTCGTATGTTTCTATAGGTTTGCCTACTAATACCCAATTAATAACAATAGGCTTATACAATTGATATTGAGAGTTTTTATTTTTATTTTTAAAATTACTATAAGTATGGTTGTCAACCTCTAAATAAAGATTTGTAGTATTATGGTTTAAAAAATAACGTTGATATTCTCCTGTTTCATAATCCCCCGTAGTTGGTAATACTATTATTGATTTAGGTGGTGGTGGTAGAATAGGTGATTTTGAACTATTACGGTATCCTGGAGTTTGGTAAGTTAAAGATGGGGGTGGACTGAAAATAGGGTCAATATCCTGGTTTTTGTCATTTGTGGGAGATGGTATTAGTAGAGAAGTAATTCCATCTTGAGGGGTTTTACCTGTATAAGATTTACCATTAGAAGTAGTAAAATAAGAACCAATATATCTTTCTCCACTATCAGCTACTATAAATTCACTACCATTAGTAGTTAAATCTGTGATGATTTGGGATTTAGGATAATACATAAATTTTATAATTTAATAATAAATATTAAGATAAATACAACTCTTTTTCTTTTATTCTTCTTCTTACTAAACTTGGGTTTGGTACACCATTTTGTGTAGTTCTATACTCAGGAATAATTTCAGCAGCTTCTCTATATTGCCCCTTATTAATATATTCTTTAAGTGGGGTTGGTAAACCAGCACTTGTATCACCAATATTACCTGCATTATATACTATATTTAATAAGGCATCAAATTCTGGTTGTCTTAATGGAACTGTAATATTACTTTTTAAAATATTCTCATAACTTTTTAATTTTTCTTTTAATAATACTTTAGATTCATTTTCAGTAATTTCAGTATTCCAAGATAAACTTGGTATAACTGCTCTTGTAAATCCATAACCTATTGTAAGTGTACCCCCAGTTGATAAAATGTTTGATGTAGTATTGGAGGTAATTATAGTATCCTGGGTGAGTCTTTTTGGATTTTGTGAGGTTCCCGGGTCTTTATCATCGTAAGAATATTTACGGAATCCTTCAGATTTAATTAGTTCTTCTATAGCATTATCACTTGCTGTTAATTGATTTATGGGTATTCTATTACGGTTGTTGTAAATTGCTACTTTTATATCATCAAGAGCATCTAAATTTAGAAGATAATCTATTATTTGTTCTTTTACGACTATACCTAAACCTTTATAAATATCGGCTTGTATGGGAATTGTATTAGGAACAGAAAGTGTACCTAAAGATGTTAACCAATTATTATTAGATATTTCATGATCTACTTTTGTAATTATAAATTTTAATGCTTTAGGGTATGCCTTAGGTAAAAACTTTTGGTTAATTGTTAATGCATTATAAATTCTAATCCCAGATAACCCATTTATTGTTAATCCTAAATCAGCAGGAATAAAGCCTATTGTATTTGATGGGTTTTTTGTTTCTGTATAATTAACATTATTTACTTGGTTTATAAATCCCCTAAATAATGATTTCCCTATGTTGTAAAAATCATTATTAAAATAAAAATATAACTTTGAATCTTGTTCTTTATTAAGTTTCCCCCCAAAAGCTTGAATTAACCATGATATATAACTTTTAGCCTCTTCTGGGTCTTCTTCTTCTTGAGACTGATCATTTTCAACCCAACTTTTAACCTTAGAAGTATATTCTGCCCAAGTTACATTACTGTAATCCTCTCCAGTAACTGGACAATTATCAATATCTTTCCTTCCTTTATTTGTTACCCCATAGTCTGTAGTTTCAAGACTGTTATCATCTCTAAGTGTTGATTTTGCAAATTCTGCCCCTAATGGGTTAAAACCTCCCATATTTATTAATGCAAAGGTATACGCATCGGGTAGGATACTAAGATCAAATTCTGATTTATCCCATTTTAAAATAATAGCTTCTAATTGTGCTTTGTTTAAAGGCCAAGTATCAACTTTTTTAAAAGGTGTTGTTTTATCAGGATCTTTATATTCACTAGCATAAGCATCTTCTAACCCATCATTCCATTTAGAAAAAGCAGTACCATCATAATTTTTTGTAGATTTATTTGCTGCAGTGGCCCCAATAGTAATCATACTAGCTAATTCAGGACCTATTTTAGTTTTGAATGAAAAATCTCTTACAAAATTTGAAAATGAAGAACCTGAAGGTCCGTTAGAATAACCATAAATTTCAAAAGGAACATTAGCGTTGAATCTATTTGAAAATTTTTGTGAATTTTCAATACCTGGTATAGGATTCTGGTCTATTATTTTTATAATATAATCATTTTCTAGAATAGGTTCTAATTTATTAAAACCTCCTAAAGCACTATTTATCCCATCACATATAGCTTGTAAAAATTTAAAAATACTTAAATCTCCATCTTTTGTGTTTTTTTCTAAAACAGTTGAAACAAAATCATAATTTAAGTAAATGTTCATAATATTACCATAAAGTACTTTTGGGTCTGAACATTCATCCTCTGGGAGGAAAGGTTTTAATTTACTAAAGGCATTATAGAAATTTTTAACACCTACTGAAGTATTATCAAATTTTTCTTTAGAATCTAAATTAATTTCATCAGAAAATTGAGGCTTAATTAAACATATTTTAGGGTCAAATGAAACTTGGTTTGGAAAAACAGAACATATTTCTTCTTCTTCAGTAATAGAAAATTCTAACATTTTCTTATTATTGATAGATGGGAGACATAGTGTATTTAGTTTTGCAAGTAATTCTTGAAAAGTTAAATAATAATTAAATTTAAAAGCATCAGTACCCGTGGGAAGGTATAAAAGAGATTCATTTTTTGCTAATCTTTCTATTTTAGCAGAAGATAAGAGATTATAATCATCATTTTCTTCTAAATTAGTAAATAAACCAAAATAATTACTTTGATTTTCAGTCCATTGTTCTTTTTCTTTTTGGGATATGTCCCGAAATAAATCAATAGATAAAGTACTCGAACCTGCATTATTTATAATAACACTATCAGTTTTTTTTAATTTTTTAGTAGTTTCACTTTGATTAATTTCAAGTGTTGATATAGATACATCTGTAGCAACACTAGGTAAATTTACTTTAAGGGATTCAATAACATCACCTACTGTAATAAGTTTTAAAGTTATGTCATAGGTACCATCAGGTTGAAAACTCCAATCAAAATTAACAACTTTTCCTAAAAAACCATCATAATTAGCCTGGTATGTTTTTCTATATTTTTCAATATATGAAAGGATTTTTTGGTAACTATATTTAGGAAAATCATTAAACCATATATCTTCAATTATTGTATTCCCAGTTAGTTGTAATTCACCTTTATTATTTTTAAACTTATCAACCCCCCATTCAAGCATCATAGTATAACCTAACCTCATATAAAGTAATTCTATTAACTCAAATTGAAATAAATTATAAGCTTTCATTACTACCGTAGCTTCACGAATAGACCCACGGTTTTTACAATTAATTTTAGCAGAAATAAGTCCAGGAGCAGGAACTATACCTTGTTCTTTTGATCCTAATCCATATGAATTATTATTCCATAAATTTGATGTTGAGGTAGAAATTACACCTTTTCTAAAAACTTTAGAACCTGGTGTATCTTTTTTGCTGAGGTCATTGCTTTTTTTAGTTGGGTTTACTTGTGTTAAAGTATTAAATAGAACTGCTTTCCTAGCAAGTTGATTTCCTGTAAATTTTCCGGTATCAGGAAGTCCAATATCTCTTAATCTTTGTTCTCCCGAACTAATATTACTATCTTCATATATCCCTGTATCTATATTAAGTACTGGTTTTGACTCATTTGCACCCTCTTCTGTTTCTGTTTCTGTTAAGGGTATAACTCTTACTGAGGATGCTAATTTTAACCAAGCATTACTATTAGTTAATAAAGTTAAATCTTCTGCGGATCTTGTTTTTTTTCCGTATAATGTTTGCCGTTGAAATATTTGAGTTGAAACAAATTGTCTAAATGATTCTCCTATTATACTCATCTTTAATTAAGACTATTTAAATTGTTAAAACTACTTTGGATAACTGATGTATTAATTGGGATTCGAATTTGTACTCCTAAAGGTATATAATATGAATCTTGTGATAAAAAATTATTGGCTGTAGAAATTATCCACCAAAGAGTAGAATCTCCATAATATGAATTAGCTAATATATCAAATCTATCCCCAGATTCCGCATAAACATATATATCATCAGGGGAAAGAGGGATTTCAGGGTATTTTACACCTCTATAGTATCTAATTCCTCTAGTACCATTAATTTTATTTTTTGATAATATTTTATCTCTTTGATATCTATTCATTATTAATTTACTTTTTGTGGAACATAATTAAACTCATCGTAGTTATTATTATTTTTATTATCTAAAGCAATATATCTCTGCTCACCATACTTACTAATAAACCCACCACTACCGTTATAATCATTATTTTGTACTTGTGGTACAAAATTATGTATTGGAGTAAATGTAAAGCCTGTTACCTTAACCATCATAGGCATTTCTTTAACAGAATTATCTGATTTTATTTCATTATCCCCTTCTCCTACAACTCCTTTATCTGGACCATCAGGTATTGCTATTTCCCAAGGGGATTCTGTTGGTACATCTAAAGTTAGTCCACTCATTATACCAACTTGTTCATAACACCAACCTCCAATAGTTAATGATATTAAATTACCACTCATATATCCTGCTTCAGAATATGAAGGTGCAGTAGCAGAAGCTAAGTAATTTAATTTTTGATACATTGGTATTAATTCTTGTTTTGATTGGGCTGCTACTGTCCAAGATAATGAAATTTTTCTGTCAAATCCCTGATATTTATAAAAGTTTTCACCTCTACCCATAAATTTTTGAGCATCCCATTGTGATGTGTAACTATCACTCATACTATCAATAATAGCTCTAAAATGGATGAATGTTTTTTTATCTGGGTTTTTATTGTCAATAACCCCAATTCTAAACTTAACAAAATCATTTTTAAGTCTATCTTGTGTTACATCTGATGATTGATATAAAGGGTAAGCATTAATTTTATCTAAAGCGTGGGTATAAGTAGAATTCTGTAATTTATTAACATTACTTTGATCCGCATCTCTTTTCCCAATTGAATAACTAGATATATTTCCTCTTCTTCCAGGGTTACCTAAATTAACTCTTTGTTCAAATTTATTATTATTTGTATATTTTAAAGAATTAGGGATAGAGGTACTACCACTATCTATAAGTTTTCTTCTAAAATCTGTTATATCATTTGCTTTATTAGTTTTAGAAAATGGGATTTTTTCTTCTATTTCAGCTTGTGTCCAAACTTGTCTAGGTATTGAACCCTCTATACCACTTACTAATTTATTAACATCAGTTTCTAAATATGTTCCTGGTTGGTAAACGCTGTCATCTCTAATACCAAAAACTTTATCAAATAAACGTCCAAATTCTGTTTCAAACCCCAATATAGAAGAACGATATGTGTTAAATATACTTGTTTTAAATATATTATCTAATTTAATATTATAATTTGGAACAAATTGTTGAGGTATAAATCTACTATTTTTTAATTCAAATTTAGGATTATTGATACCAGTTCTTTGGTCTGATACCATTGTAATTTTAGTTTTTCCAACGCCTAAAGTAGCACCTGGTCCTCCACCATATGAATATAAAGCGTTTGGATCATCTTGTTTTTCATTAATTTTATTAAGTAAACCAAATAATCTACTTTTGTTACCTTCATCTCCCCCAGTAGCTATAGTACTTAAATAAGTAGGTAAACCTAAAGGATCGAAATTTGATATAGCTCCTACTATCCCAGTAGCATCTGGTCCCCCTATACCTGCAAGGGGATTTAACCCTTGTTTATTTGTATGAAGACCAATTGCATTTCCGGCTGCTTGAGCCAAAGTACCTAAAGGTGTATACACACCCTGGTTCATAGCTAAATTGTCCTGGATAAATTGTCCAATAGCGGATAGTACTGAGGATGAAGTAGATTCTTCTTGTTTGTAACGTGTATATCCTTTACTTGAATTAACATTAGTTAATGATAAAACATTTTGTTTTGCTATAAATAAAGGACCATTTGGGGATTTAAAATCAAAAAACATTTGGGCTAATCTAGAGACATCATTTGCTACTACTTTAGGTAGTAATGTCCCACCACGTAATAAAAAATCAGGTCCTCCTGTTTTTCCTACTTTAGAAAAACTTTCAGGGATTTTTGTTGTTACATAGGGTTGGTTGCTATTCCCACCACCAACTGTGTCTTTACCATACCTAAGAGATCTTAGGTTGGTTGTTAGATTAACCAAAGCCATTTATTATCCTGGTAAGTTATTTAAATATTTGTCTCCTGGAGGTATTGTTCCTCTATCCATTGTTGATGGAGAAGGTAAAACACCATTTGGTGGAGCTACATTCATTGCTGTTGGATCACCTTCAGTTGAATACTCTTTATGTAAAGTAGACTGTTGGAAATTTGGTATAGAAGGTGTTGCACCATCTAACCCGCTTAATTGTGAACCTTGTTGTGTTAATTTGTTTAGTAAACTCATAATTATTGATTTTTATTATAAATATTGAACTATTGTACTTCGTATAAACCTAATGGAGCCATTTCTGGTGTTTTCTTAACTAATTGTGCTAATAGTTTATTAGTTTCACTCATATCAGTACCTCCTCCTCCTCCTCCTTGTCCTAAATTAGTTCCTGCTACTAGAGTATCTTGGTTATTAAGTGCTATTGAACCTTTAGGTGTTGATAATACTCTATCCCCATATCCTGCAGGTGATATCATATCATCAGCTGTTGCATAATAAGCAGCTAAAGCTCCCATTCCTAATGCTAAACCTCCAACAACCGCAACCATCCCAAGTCCTAAAGTTCCAGCAGCCGCAGCCGCCATCTTAGCTACAGCAGTAATTCCTGCTTTTATACCTAAATAAGTTTCAAGAGCAATTGTTTTTATTAGTCCCGCATTTGCAACTAATATTGCTGCTCCTACAACTGTAAAGGCAGCTGCTAACCCCGCGGCTAAGGGCCCCATATTTTCTAAGGTTTCTTCCAATGATTTTGAAGGATCTATCATAGCATTAAAAATTTCACCTATACCATTAAAAGCCTCTAGGATAGGAGTTACTAAGAAAGAAATCATTTCTATAGCAGGTACAAGTAGATCAATTATAGGAGAAACCATCTCCATTATAGGGGTTACAAGTTGTACAAAAACATCTTTAATCTTCATCATTATAGCTTCGAATTTTTCAGCTTGACTATTTTGTTCTCTTAATCCTTCAATACCATCTTTTTCTAATTCAGCTGTTGCCTGGGCTAAACCTACCTCTTTTATCCTAGCATTTAATAATTTTTCTTTTTCCTTTGCTTCATCTCCTGTAGCTCCTGCTAATTGTTCTTGAACAAATAAAGTTTCTGCTAAAGTATCTCTATTCATACCAACAGATTTAGCTAATGCATCTTGACGTATTCTATTCATAGCTGTAAATTCAGCCGCTGATCCTGCTTGTTCTGATATTTCTTTTGCTACTGTTGCTAAATCATTATTTAAAGCTGCCTGTCTAGCTTTTTCTAAATTAATATTTTTACCTAATAACAATTCAGCTTGTAATTCATTTTCAATAGATGATTCAAAATCAAGTAGACTATCTGCTATACCTTCAACTTTAGACATTTCCATACCTAAAGCTTTTGCAGTTGCTACAGCCTCACCTATTAATTTAGGATTTTTTGCAAATGATAATGTTGTAGCAGCTGATACTTTGCCTATATCTTTTAATAGTGATTTTTCATTTAATAAAACACCATTTTGTATTGCTGACATTTTAGCTTGGGCCATAAACTCACCTGTAATGTCATTCATAGATTTACCTGTAGCTAATGAGATATTATTAATACCTATTAATTCTTCATTAGTAAATCCTGCCATATCTCGCATTTCAGTAAATGCAATAGCGTTTTCACCTGCTAAAACAACACTAGTTCCTAGAGCATTGTTTATAGCCATTTGGGTTTCTTGTATTCCTTTAGTAGTGACAAAAACATTACCAGATTCATTAGCCTGTCTTGCAAATTCTTTTCGAGTTGTTAGAGCTTCATTATAGCTCATATTTAGATTCTTAGCTAAATCACCGGCCCCAGAATCTACCCCCTTTATAGCATCTATAAGCTGATCACCTATAAATTTAGCTAATGCTAAGGGATCTGTAAGGTTCTTCATCATGGATTTACCCAATGAACCTATACCTGCTTTTAAAATTTGTACTTTACCCCCAAACGTTGTTGTTTCTGTCCCCCCTTTAGTAACTTCATCCGCTACTTTAGACATTGCATCTTCAGCATCCTTTATTCCCAGTTGGTCAACCAGACCACCCATTCCTAATTTATCTAAGGCGGATTTAAGACCACCAATCATAGCACCCCCTAGACCCATAGCATCAGAAATTTTTTCTTCTTCAGCAAGTCTTTTTTTAGCAGTAGTTAATAAATCATTATATAAAACATTTTCATTTGCTAAAGTTCCTTCAATTTCAACTAAAGCTGCTAATTCTCTATTAGACAAATCATTAGCATCATATTTTTGTTTAAGATTTGTATAAAGAGTTTTTTGGTTTTCTTTTTCAGCCTTAATTTTATCTTGAATAGATATTAATTCTTTTTTACTAAGTTTATTAATACCTACTTGATCATTTTGTAATTTTTGGGCTAAACCCGACAGGGCATTAAATGATTTTTTTGCATCCGCTAGTGGCTTACTAGTTTTTTGCATTTCTTGAACCACATTTTTAAAACCTGAGGCAATACCAGAAATATCCTTAGTAGCATCTTGAAGTTCTTGTCTAAGGGATTTAACAACTCTTTCAGCCTCATTAAGTTCCTTAACATCAAATATTTTAATCTGCTTACCACCCAATTGCTTATTAAGTTCTTGGATTTGGTCATTAAGTTTTTTTATTTGGTCTTGAGTCGCCATTGATATAAGTGGTTTTGTTATAAATATTACTACTTATAACTTGTTTTACCTTTATATGGTTTAGATGCAGCAGTAAAATCTGGGGTGTTGATCTTACCATCAGGGTTAATCATATTTTTTGTTCCTTTACCTTTACTATTTGACTTTTCGTATTCATCCTTTTCATTTTTATAGAATTTATCTATTTCAGAAAATGTGTATTTACGAAGCCATATAGGCATATTATAAACAGAATTATAGTCATATCCTCCCTTACCATGGAATAAAATTTGGTGGATGTGAGAAAAAAGAGATTTTCTAAATAAAGGTGCTGTATTAATAGTCAGGCCAAAAAAAGTTTAGGCCAATAGGGACCTCTACCTCCTCTCCTGTATCCAAAATATAGGATAAGTTTACATCTGGTTGGGTATTTTTGATATGGTCTCTAAAAGCACGAGAATCTCTGGCTAAAAAATAATTATCAACAAAGTCTCTAATATCTTTTTTTTCATCTTTTCCGTTTACTGATAATATTATATGTTTTAATCTTGTAGATAATTCGGGAGATGCATCCTTATTTATTTTTTTTAAACCTGCTATTTCTCTATTTATTTGCCTTTCATCAGAACCTGTAATAAGTTTGTATGTAATTATTGTATCTGTTGATGGTAAAGTATATGAAAATTCATTTTTACCTGCTACAAATTCAGATTCATTAAATTCTTTGTTTTCTAATGTAGAACAATCTATAATATGGGATTCACCTTTTATTTTTACTTCATAATCTTTACCATATCCTAAAATACGAGAAGCTATTAATAATGCATTTTTATCTCCTACTATTAAATCATCGGTTTTAATATTTTTATCAATAATTAAAGAATCTAATAATTTATCTAATACTGTACCTTTTTTAATATAAGATTGGTTAGATAAAATATCTTCTTCTCTAGCAGTCATGTATTTCATTTCTACTTTACCGCTTGATAGTGGATTGTCTTTTGAATAAATCAGACCTTTAGAAGGTAATTCAACCTCTTCGGTTGGGAATTTAAATTCGCTCATATAAATTTTATTTAGTTATAACTTTATTAATTCTAGTTATACATATGTAATATAAAAAAAAGCTTGACCGAAGCCAAGCTATTTTAAAAAGGAAGGGTAAAAAATATTTTAGAAATTTAAAATACAGTAATCTGGTTGAACTGTTAACTGTAATTCTACAGCAGCACTTTCATTATCCCAGTTATAATCACCGAAGTTAGCTTCTGTAATTAATGCACCTTTAATAATCCATTCAGATACGATATCACCTACAGGTCCTAATACGTTCATAGTTAAATCTTTTTTATAGAAATCACTATATCCATCTCTACCTGTTACTGATTCGTGATGTAATCTAACCCATTCCATACATGCTTGTGCGCCAGATGGAGTAATTGGATCAAATAATGTCATTTGTATCGTATTCCAAAGTGTTTTACCTTTAACGTATCTTGCAACGTTAATATGGTTTAATTGAACTGTACCTTGTGTTAATGAAACAGCTCCCATACCTTTAATTTGGTATGAAGGAATCCCATCAACATACATGATAAATCTGTTCTGTTGTTTTGGCTCAAATGCTGTATAAAATATTTCGTTTGGGTCTAATACTGCCATTTTATTGTTTTATTTTATTATAAATATTTATCTTTTTATTTTTTATTCAGGAAATGTTGCTCCAGTTGGTAAAACATTGAAATCTAAAATTACAAATTCAGCTGTTTTAGTTGGTTGTAGATAAATTTGTCCTACTAGCTCATTTCTATCTATTACGTCTGGTGTGTTATTTGTCTCATCCATTACAACTTGAAAAGCATATAATCCTTGTCTTTGTTGTACTGATTCTAGGTATGGGTTTACTTGTGCTAAGAAATTATTTCTTGTAGCAATTGTATTTTGTTCAAATACTAAGTTATCCGATACTTGAGTAATATAACTCTTAAGTGAGATTAATAATCTACGTACATTTACTCTATCTAAAGCACTTGCTCTTTTCTGTAATGTTTTCTGACCAAATACTACAACTCCGCTTCCTGGGAATGTAGCTATTGGGTTAACATTTGCTTCATATAATGTATCTCTGTTTCCAGATGTTAATTTTCTTTCTGCTCTTATTACACTTCCTAAAGCTCCTCTAATTAAACCTGCGGGTGCGAACCATGGGTCTGAAGATGAATCGGTAAATGCATATACTGCTGGAATATACGTTGAAGCTGGTGCCCAAACTGTTTGTCCAGTACCTGCATCGACTGTTTGTAACCACGGCCAATATGTTGCTGAATACGATGTATCATATCCTGCTGCTTGAGTAGTTACAGTATTTATAGTACTATTATAAGGTACTAAATCTATTACTGAAATACAATCTGTTCTATCTTGTGCTAAAGAAACCAATTGGCTTGTTTGTGCATGTAAAGATCCTATTAATCCCGGAGCTGATATTACATTAAATTGGTAATCATCTTTGTTGCTTAATAATTTTATAGATGATGTATAATCATCGGGGCTAATACCTTGTATATTTGTTGCAGTTATATTTTCGTTAAATTTAGCATCACCATTTTCAAGATTGTTACCTGTGGCACCTGCAAATGATCCTGATTCTACTTGAGGTAAACTTCCTGTGTATTGAGCTTTAGCTGCTCCACTGTTATCAAAATATAGTGGTGTTGGAGAATTTACAGCACTAATATAAGCATAAGCACTTCTATTAACATAATTACCATTAGTTTTTACATAGTAATCAGTTCCATCCTGCTCTATAGTATAATAAGTATCACCTATCGCTTTTGCTACATAATTAGCTGCGGTTGGATCTAATGATAAGTTATTATATGTTTCTAATACTGCTTTTTGTGTTGTAGTATCATTACCTCGTCTAAGGAATAATGAAAATTGTCCTGAAGATGTGTTTACAGATCCAACTTCCCATCTAATATTATCAACCGTACCATTATCTAAAGTTCCATTAGCACTATCTACTGATTGGTAATTATTCATTATTACCCCTTCAGAAATAGTTTTTAATGTAAAAGAAGGAATGTATTGTAAATCACCAGCAACTAATGTAATTTCCCCTTGGCTTGAATCTACAACCATATTTGCTGCTACAGTTATTACTAAATCCCCGACTGCACCTGTAAATCCTTGTGCTTGTAAATCCGCTTCTGAAATTGTTATTGTATCAGTATCAGCATATCCAGTACCAATAGCAGCTACTGTTACTGCTGATAAAGCATTAGCTCCATCACCTGTTACTGTAATAGTTGCTCCTGTACCGTCTCCTGTTGTTGAGGATTGTGCTATAGTAAAAGGGCCTATTACGTTTCCAATTGTTGTTGCAGCTGTATTGCTTAAAATATCCTGCCCGTTTATTAATTGTCCTGTTCCTAAAGCACCTGCCGCTATAACTAATACATCTGCTGCTTCATAATTTGAACCCGCTGCTGTTACTGTTATACTTGTAATAGTATTTCCACTTACTATAATTGTTGCTTCTGCACCTGTTCCTGTTCCACTTGTTAAGTCTACAGCTGTATATGTAGCATCTACTGCATCCGTTGGATTAGTAGTAATAGATGGTAATAAAGCATCGGTTAAAGTAACTAATTTACCTCCATCACTATTTTGACTTGGTACTTCTGAAGATGCAGGAGTAAAACTTCCTGTTACTACTCTTGTTACTAAAAGTGATTCACCCCCTTGAGCAAAATAATTTCTTGCTGCAATTGAGTTTAGATAAGTGTAATATTGAGATCCGCTTTCTACTGATCCTCCAAAAATAGCCTCATATTGAGAATAAGAGCCAACTGCTGTTGGAAGATTAACTGGGCCTTTTACTGCGGGTCCAATAATAGCTGCACCAAAAGATATTGGTCGACTTCCAATAAATGATTGATCATTTTCTCTTGCTAATACACCGGGAGATATTAAAGATTCTGCCATTGTTATGTTTTATTATTATTTATTTTGTTATAAATATTAGAAATATTTTCAAAAAATTAAGCTATTGGAGTAAATTCTCCATTTTCTAGATCAATATTACCTTCTCCATACTTATCTTGTAACTCTAAAGCTGTTTTTTGTTGAGATGTTTCTAATTCCTGATATTCTTTTATTAAATTTTTCTTAGTATTTTCAAGTGAATTAATTTGTAAATCTAACTTACCCAAACTTACTATAATTATATTAATTTTTTCTTGGTATTCTTTTAAAGGTTGTAACTCTTTTGTTGATAACTTTTTGTTTTTCATTTTGATTGTTTTAATTTATTATAAATATATAATAGGAGGGTTAAAGTTAATTTCTACTACGACCATCTGTAGTAGGATTTTGGGTTATATGAGTTGTACCTTTTAAATCACTAACAGCCTCAGTTGTTACAACAACTTTTGCTTTTGAATTATATATTTTAGTAGCATTTAATTCTTTTTGGATTGTATCTGGTATTATATACCCTCGTAATCTTAAGTTAAATTCACCTTTTACTAATCTATTTTGACCTTGAGATAATTCAGTAGCAGTTGTAAATTGATCTATAAATGCCCTAAATTGAAATCTTTCTGGATTCCCCCAATATGCATCTGAAGCGTATTCACAGGCCTCAATTACTTTGTTTAATTGTTCCATATAATATGTTTGAATTAAACAAGTATATTCTAATGTTACATAATCGGGTTGTGCTACTACGTGAAACTTTTCTACTGGGTTTCTGTTATTTAATGTTGAGAAGTTACTATAAAAGTTTTTAGAACTAAATTGTTTAGACCAAGTCCCATATAAATTAGGTTGGTTAGCATCTAGTTTATTAGCTACTGTTCTATCTTTTGAAATACTATTCCGTTTAATTACAATAATAGGTAACATTATAGCTCCTTTTTTATCTCTATAAGAACCATCTTTTTGATATTGGTTCCACCTTTCTGAAGCCCCATACATTACAGGAACATCTCTTCTAGAACCATTTTGATATACAAAAGGTTTTATATGGTTATTGAAGTAATAAAATATAGCTTCGTCAATATCTTTTATACCAACTGAGTATTGTTTTGTTTTATCTTCCTTAAAACTCATTTTAGTAGACCTGTTAAAAGGAATACCAGTTTCTTCGTAATTAGAAGGAGTATTTTTTAATTCATTTACATTATTAGGGTTTACCTGACCACCTCTATTTTCAATACCTGGAAAGGGGGTTTGTTTTTGCTGACTTAATGTTAGCTGATATTTAGGTTGTGGTTTTCTTGGTTTCGCCATTAGAATCTTTCTTTATAAGGTGAAATATTAACTTTATCTGCTGGGATATAATAAGTAGAGACTAATATTGAAACACTTTCTCCAAATTTTTCTAATCCTGGGTTTAGTGGGTTAGGTGTTCCATCGTAATCATTATTTGGGTATGATGGATTTTTTCCACCCCAATATTGGTTAGCAATAGTACTTTGTACTCCATAATAACCTTCTTGATATAAGATTATATCACCTACTTCAGGTACAATATTACCTTTAATTAAATCATCTCTAAGGAAATAAAAATTAATACTTTGTACAACATCAATAAGTTCAAAATCCCCTCCAGGAAAGGCTTCATCATCTCTATCTATTAATACATTGAATAAGAATGGACCATTATAATATTTTTCTTCTGCTGCTTCACCATATAAATTTACTTTGGTTTCTTCTAATTTAAATTGGTATATAGCACACTGTTGAGTAATTATATTACCCATTAGTTCTCTATTGAGATGTCTTAATAAAGAAACATCTCTTTGTGAAGTAAACATTGCCATATTATGCTATATATATTGTGTATGGTACTTTTTGTAATTCTTGCATTTTTGATTCTCCTTCTTGTGCTCTCCTTTCTAAAGCAGCCATTCTAGAAGTTTCATCAAAATATGTTCTTAATCTTTCTATTAATGCTGTTTTTTCTGCTGTTGCTGCTGCTATTAAATCCGATTGATTCAATGTAACATCTGCATTAGGGATTGGAATTGTACCATATTTACCTCTTACATACCCTAATACTTCTTTACATAAAGCTAATGTGTATTCAAATATCCATTGTCTACCAACTGAATTGATAAAATTATAATCAGGGTTATCAAATGGAGCATTTGAAACATTAGTTACTTTATCTGACATTTGTTGAACAGATGTAGCTATTCTTTCATCTCTTAAAATATATTCAAACCATACTCGGCATGGTTGATTTTCATCAGTTACTCCTGAAAAATTAGGTATGGGGAAAATTCTTAATTGATCATTTTTAATTTCAAAGCTATATTGATTCCATCTAACTTGTTGGTTCATCTCAATAGCTTGAATTACTTGCATATCATAACTTAGGGGCATCATTAAATATCCTGTTCCACCCCCGAATCCACCTAATCCAGTTATACCGGCTGCAATTGATCCTCCAAAACCAAAACCTGTATAAGGATCAAGATATTGAGCAGATGCTGGAACTGCTTGTTCATAAAATACTCTTTTTACTTCTATACCATTTTGATATTCTGAACCAGTAAAACCACTAGCTGTCATAAAGGTTGAAAAAGAATAATCTTGTACACTAGAGGTTAAGGCAAATGAACCTGAATAATATGGGACATTACCTCCTGAACCTGCTTCTTCACCATACATTTCTGTTAATCTAACTATAGGTTCAAATGTAGGAGATAATAAAGCTTGATTTAATGAAGAACCAGTGGTTAAACCTTCTAATGATAATTGGTTATCTCTAATTTTGTATGCATATAATTCATTACCATATGTAGTAATTGCTTCTTCAAATGCTGTAAACATGGAACCTGATTGTAGTTCAACATCGACTATAGGATACCCTAGTCTTGAAGCAACAAATTTTGCTACTTTAACTGAGTCGGCCCTAAAATCTTCCTGGTTATTATAAAATCCAAAAGGTACTGATTTTGGGTCCCAAATTGGACAACCATCATATATAGGAATGTTCATATGCTTATATTTTATTTATAAATATTAAATTATTTAGTACCATTATAAATATATGAACCAGAAGTAGTAATACTTACACCTCTGTCAATGGCTTCTTTATAATATTCTAGTAAATCTTCTACAATTTCGTTTCTATGATTGGTATTTAAAGTAATGGCCTCTAAATTTTTAATTCTTCTAGCAGCTGAGTATAGAAATTTAAAACCAGAATCTGATTTCTTTTTTAAATCTGTTTGGTGGGCATCACCACATATCATCATTTTACTTCTTAAACCAATACGTGAAGTAATCATCTCCATTTGTTCATGGGTTACATTTTGGGCCTCATCTACTATTATCATTGAATCTAAAAATGTTCTACCTCTCATAAATGATACTGGTACTATTTCTATTTTACCATCTTCAATAAGTTTTTCTATTTTAACTTTATCATATAATTGAAAGAAATTTTGGTAAATAGGTTGCACCCATGGATCCATTTTTTCTCTTAAATCACCAGGTAAAAAACCTATTTCTTCTTTCGATACAGTAGGTCTGGTGATTATGATTTTATCATATTGCCTTCGTAATAGACCGTCTAATGCAACATTACATGCAAGTAATGTTTTTCCACTACCTGCTCCCCCTCCAAGGAGGGTAATTGTATTTTCCAGGATATGTTTTTTAGCGTCTTTTTGTTCTTCATTAAGTTGGAGTTTGAACTTAATTGGGTTTTTAGGAATTCTCTTAGGACGATAAACATCGTCCGTATGGGGTTTACTTGCCATAGAGTCTTTAAATTTGGGATTATACATAGAGTGAATGCAACTAGTGTAAATACGTTAAAAAACCGTAGAATTTTAATATAGCTATATAATGAGATAAATATAGTTTCGATGTAACGCATTTTATTATAAATATGAAAAAGATAAAAAAACCCGGCATAAGCCGGGTTAATTTATTGAAATTTAATTTAAATCTCTAATTATAGAGTATTTAAACCGTTGATTTCGATTGTACCATAGAATTCTGGACGTACCATTTTCTTAGCATAACGAGTTAATAATCCTTTACGTGGTGTGAAGGTATTTGGATCGTATACTAGTGGAGTCATAATTAATGGAATATATGGAGCAAATACTGCACCAGTTTCTAAGAACTGAGATCCTCTAAATCCTAATAGGACTTTGTTAGATGTCATGTATGGGTTCTTGTAAACTTTATATCTTCCGTTTAATTGTCCTACTTTCTGTACACCAAAAGCGTAAGTTGCTTTAGCAGCATCCCCATCAGTATCAGCAGCAAATCCTGGAATAGATTCTAGGATAGTACCTACAGAAGGAGAACATACTAGGAAGTTTGCTCCACCTCTTAAAGTCTTCTGGTGAATGATGTTACTTAGTTTTTGGATTTTAGTTCCTAATGTTTGGAACCACTGTCCTTGTGAATTGTAGAATCCAAGATCTGAGATAGTACCGTTAGCACCGTCATCTACGATAGATCTGTTATTAACTGCAGACCATACTTCGTTTCCTGCTGCTGCATTTTCTAACAACATTCCTAAGATTTCTAAGTCAATTTCTAATGAAATGTACTCACTTAAGATTGAAGTTAATTCTGCTTCAGCATCTAGTGCGTGATATGCATTTAAATCTTGTGCAAATTCTGGCGTCCATACTGCTTTTAACTTTCTAGTTTTAGCAACGATTGCAGATGATTTCATCTGTACGTTGATTTCTGGGATGTTAATAGCTGGAGAATTTAAACCATTTGGTTCTGGGTTATTATCTTCAAAATCACCTCTGTACTGGTCAGTTGGTTGTAGTTGGTAAACAACAGAAACGTTATCACCTGCTGCGAATGCAACTGGTCCTGCACCTACTAAATCAGCTTTAGGTACTACGAAAGTAATATTTGCTCCCCCGTCGTATCTAGTGAATGCTGATACTTGTACTCCAGCTGAAGCTGAAATAGCATCATATCCTTGTGATCCTGAGAATAATTGGAATGCAGCAACACCTTCTTTATCTACGAAATCTAAAGAAGCAGTTGGTACTAATACTTTCCAGTAATCTCCGTCTACAGAAGATTGAGAATAAGCTGAATCATAATCAAAATCTGACCATGCAGCTGCTGCTAATGGAGCAGAAGCATCAGCAGCGATTGAAGCTGTATTGTTAATTGAATATCCAAATCTTCCTTCTCCGTATAATCCACCTGCATTTGTGTTACCAAATGGAGCTGAATCTGCAGTTCCGTTTCCGTATAAAGAATCTCCTGCTGAGAATGGTGATTTGTCACTTCCATATTGGAAGTCTAGGAAAAATACTAGACCTGAAGGTAAGTTCATTGGTTGTACACTAACGAATTCTTTCGCTGCAATTTGACCAAATACTTTTCTTACCAATGGTAAAGCAACTCCTGCCCACTGTCCACCTACGTTTACAGCAGTTTGTGATTGGAATGTTCCTGATGATGCAGCACCTCCACCTGTTTGTGAAGATTCTACTACAAGTTGTTTAGCTTGGTTTTCAAGGATCATACCCATATTACTTTTGTGGGCACCACCTAAACCTTCTAATAAACCTGTTTTTTCCCATTTGCTAGCTAATCTAGCTGCATCAGACTGCATAGACTGATATGGGTTTGCGCTTTCTAATAATGAATTTAAGCTCATGTTTTTTAATTTTAGTTTTATTAATTTTTAGTTTTTTAAATTAGACCTGCAAGCTTACGCATACGGTCAAAAACCTCATTTGATTCAATGATAGGTTGTTTAGTTGCTTTAGGTTCTAAACCTGTTGCTTTTGAAGACGAACCTCTTTTAATTGATTCATTAATTGATGGTTTAGATACTTTATCTACTAGACCTTCTGTTAATGTTTCAAAAATAGTTTTAGCTTGTCTAACATCTACTGCTTTATCAAATGCTTTTAATACTTTAACTTTTTTATCTTCAGTTAAGTTTTTTGCTTTAAAGATTTTGTTAGTGTAAAGTAACTTAGCATTAAGTAGGTTGACTTCGTTTAGTTCAGTTTTTAGCTCATTTACTGATGCTAATGCTGCTTCTAATTCCTTAACCATTTGTGAATCGCCTTTACCAGTTCGTGACATATCTAATGTCATTTGTGATGCTTTCGATCTTTTTGAATAAGGTTCTCTGTCGTCGCCTTCCTCTTTTTCTTTCTTAGACTCTTCGTCTAATTCTACTTTTGCTTCTTCTACTTCTTTACTGTTTTTCTTTGAAGCTTTCATGTCTTCGTCGATTTCTACGTCTACGCTTACTTCGTCTTCAACATCAATGTCTTCAACGTCCTCTACTTCAACTTCGTCTTCTACGAATTCGTCGCCTGGTTCAATTTCACCATCAGCAACCATATCTTTAATAACATCTTCGATGAATCCTTTTAAGTCATCTTCTGACATATCTTCAAGGTCAATTTCCTCGTCGTCTTTGTCTTCCATGTCTTCTTTCTCGTCCTTCATGCCATCTTCGTAGCCTTCTTCTTCAGCATCAGTACGTTCGTCCTCTTTCAAGTCCGCTTTTTCGTCTCTCATACCATCCAAGTAGCCTTCTTCTTCAGCATCTGTACGTTTGTCTTCATCTAATTCTAATTCTGCTAATAATTCATCAAGATTAATTTCTTCCTCTTCCTGTACAGTAGATTGTCCTACTTTTTTAGGTGCAAGATCCTTTAAAGAATCGCCTGCGGGTGAATTTTTTCTCTCAAAACTAGGAGCATCCATTTCTTCAACTGGGTCTGTTTCTTCATTTACATCTTCATCAATATCCATTTCTTCTAACTTTGCAGAAAGCATAGATTTTAGATGGGGTGTAAAAGCTTCTTCTAGAGCCAATTTGGCGTTTGCGATAGCTGTTTCTTTAACAGATTTAGCCTCGGCAATAGCCTCTTTTAACAAATCTCTGTTTGCCATAATCCCAAAATTTAAGTTTGTGAAATACGCTTATTCATGAAGCGTAATAGAAAATATTTATTGTTCGACACCATATAAGAGATGGTGTATTATGCTTATACGTATATGTAGATTAGTTCAAAATTAAAAAACAGGACAAGAGCCTTTAGAACAAAGAATCTCATGTATAATACTGTTTATTTTTGTATAATTAGAAGGTGTTATCCATTCTTTACCTTCTTTTAAGGTATGCATAAATGAATTTGGATTTGAAGGGGTAGAAACAAAGTCCCAACATAATAGTTCAAAATCATCTTGTACTTCCATTACACCACCTCTATCTTCTAATGAACCCATACCACGGGATGATACACCTACTGTAACACCACTTTTTACTAATTCTTTTAGTATTTGTCCTGAAGGTGTTGGTAATATTTCTATTTTACCCATTACTTCATCTCCGTCCCACCAGTATTCTTTTATAATATGGGATACATTTTTTAAATTTATAACAGTTGCTTCAGGGTGGTCTAATTCACCCATTGAACGTCTTTCTTTGATAAGTGTAGAATATTTATCCATTTCACGTTCCCATAAGTCTTTAGAGTAATACCTACCATTACCATTTTTTACTTCAGCAGTAGCTAAGATACCTTCAACTACTAAATTACCATTATCATTATTAACATTTTCTGTTAATGTGATAGGATTATAGTTTAAGGTATGAGTTTCTATTAAGAGCTTTTTATTCATATTATACTTCTTCAGTAGTTTCTACCTCATCTACCATTCCTTTTTTAGCATATTTTTTACCACAAGATTTTTCATAGATTCTTTCCATTTTAGCTTTCTTTCTTACTAAATCTTTAATTTCTCTTTGCATTTGCTTCATTTTAGTTTTATCAATTAATTCTTTAAGATTATCATCTTCATTAATTGAACTAACTCTATCTACTTTTTCCTGAATATATTCATGTAGGTAGTCTAATTGTGCTTCTAACTTTACAGCTTCTGCTTCTTTTCCAATTTCAGCTAATTTATTATCAATTGATTCTTTTTTAGGTTTTCTAGCTTTTTTGTCTTTACCTGCTTTTTTCATAGATTCTTCTTTATCCCCGTCACCATCAATATCCATAAAATCTGGTTTTGGAGCCTCATCCATTGGTAATTTTTTTTCTTCTTTTTCTTCAGCATACAATGATGAATGATATTGAGAACCTGCTTGGTCAGCTTGGAATTCATCTTCAGACATCATTTGTCTAATCATATTTCCTGATTGAGCTGCTAATGAATTTGGGTTTCCTGATGTTACTACACCACCTAATCCTTCTTTTATTAATTTTTTAAATAATTCTTCTTTAATAGGTTTCATTTTTGTATCTGATTTTTTAAGTTTATCGCTATAACCGCTTCCACCATATGTTTTACCTGTATTTTCTTGTACTTCTGGTTCTGTGTATCCTATACCTACTCCAAATTGACCTTCTTTTACATAATGTAATTCGTCTTTAGCTAAGTTTTTAATTACTTTTTCTTGTGCTTCTTCTAATGATAAACTAGGATCATTTTTACACTCATAATAAACACCATTCATCATTTCTTGAGCATTAACATTATTAATGTTATCTACTTTAGGAGAATAATCGTAATTACGTTTTTCAACATTTTCTACTGTACCATCAACTTTTTTAGCATCTGCTTTGATTTTTTCATCTTGTTCCTTAGTATTAACTTTTTCTTCATCGTCAATAATAGGTTTTAATGATTTTGCTTTTTCTTCGGCTAAATAGTCTTCAAATTTATTTTCCCAAGCCTGTTTGTTTGGGTTAAAATCTTCTGATGTTAGTTGTGTTATAGGTTGTAATGAAACTACACCACCTAATTCTTCATTAATTACACTTTTATTTTTTAAGATAGTTTCAGCATCTTGAAAAGAAGTTAAATTGCTAATTAAATTAGGATATTTTTGTTTAGCCTCTTTAAGAAATAAATCTTTACGGCCTTCACCTTTTAATATTTTAGTATATTGTTCTTGTAGTGTTTTCATATTATTTTTCTAGTAATGTTTCTATATCTTTTAAAAACTCACCAATTAAATCAGTGGGTTTTACTACTGCAAATGTATCAGGTTGTTCCCTATATGTTTTTATAGTTTCAATTTTTGCCTGGCGTAATAATTTTTTTATGTTATCTATTCTATCTTCTAACCCACTAAAAGCGTTAATACGCTCTTCTTGGAATTTAGTTGCTTTATTATCTTGTTCAGTTAATTTATAATTATACATATTAAAATAATTTATTTACTTCAAGTCCTGAACCTTTTTGTACATAAGTACCATCTTTATTTTTAGGAACTAATTTGTATTTAAATTGTTTTACATAAGCATTATCTTTAACTCCATCTTCTCCAGCAGCTGGGCCTGGTCCTAATGTTGCTCCTACCCCTTCTTTAACTTTTTTATATCCTAATTCTTTATATGCTTTAATATTGGGTTTTTGACCTTTTAATCTAAAAGCATATGGGGTTAAATAAGCACCCGCCCCACCTGATGTAGATATTTCATCTACACCTCTAGCTTTTTCTAAAAAACTAATAGCTTGTTTAATATTTGAGTTATTGAATAAACCTTCTTGTTCTTTATTTTTAATTTGGTTAATAACATCCAGTATATAATCTGCAAGGCCCGAAGAATTATTAATTTGATTATTAGCTTTAGCCAAATTTGCCTGAGTAATTGGTGCTTTAATATCTATTTCTTCATCTATATCCCCTTCATTAACTCTTTTATATGATTTAGGGTATTTTTTTCTAATATGAGTTCTATATTGGTTAAATACCTTACTAATTTGGTCAGCTAAATCATCAATTACAGTATCTTCCGTATCACGAGCTAATTGGGTTATAAATCTTCTTAATTCTTTAAACTCTTTAAAAGTAGAATCAATAGCTGGTACATTTTTAACATCCCAAGTTACAGAACCGGTTTCTGGGTCTAGATCTGTAATTGTTGTTTTAATACCACCTCTTGTTTTAGTATCTCCTACATTAAAAGGTTCTTCTTTAAGCTTATATTTAAATGCCATTTGCTACTTGGATTTCTTTAACTAATTCATAATATTGTAATAAATCAACTAGATTATCATCACCTACTTTTGAAGTTTTATCTAATTCTATTAACATTTTAGATATTTCTACAATTTTAATTTTTGTAGCTTTATCTTTAACATTTTTAGAACCTTCTAATAGTTTATTTTTTAATTCTGATATTTTAGTGTTATAGAATTTTCTTAATCCTGGGGTAGAATCTACAGAATTAATATATTCTTTAAGTACTTGCTTTTGGTCTGAACTTAATGAATCATATTTTTCATTGAATTTTTCTAATAAAATCCTATAAGTTAAAGATCTTACATCTTTATCATAAGTAGAAAATTCTTGTAATACTGTTTCTTTACTTTCTAGTAAATTTGATTCTTTTTTAGTTAAATGTTCTAATAAATTAATTTTATTATTTATTAACTGTTTATTATCGGGGGAAGTAGTATTATTACTTTCCATTAAAGTATATATCGATGCTAAAACTTTATAATTACTAAGTTTAGATCCAAAAAAAGTAGCTAAATCGTAATTTTGCTTAATTTCATTAATTAAGTTATACTTTTGCTTTTTTAGTATAGATCTATTTAAATGTTTAGAATTAGATATAGTTGTTTCAATATAAACATTAGCATGAGATTCACTTAAAACTTTTGATTTTAAAATGGATTCATATAATCTATATTCACGACTTAATTCGCTCTTTACAAAATACTTTTTTAGTATGTCTATTGCTGGGGAGTCACCTCCTTTTAAAGTGTCAGCAGTAATTTGTCTTACTAATAATTCAAAAAGAATACCAGTATTTTTATATTTTGAATGTTTAATTTTCATTAAAAAATATATTTATTTATAAATATTAACCTTTTAGTTGAGATTCATCTAGGAGTGAACTATCCTCTTTATCCTGCTCAAATATTAATTTCTTTTTATCCATTGATTTCAAAACATCTAAATTTTTATAATAAGATATTTTGGCACCTTCTAGATTTAATCCACTTTTATTTGTATCAGTTTTGCTATCCCTTGAATCATTTTTATCTGTATCTTTCATACGTTTAGTACCTAATGGGTCTTTACCAAAATTACTATCTTGTTTTCCGTGGGATGTAATTGATTTTTGGGGTCTTCCTAATTTAGGATCATCTTCACCATACCCATCTGGTACATTACCCGGATCTGAGTACATTCTTCCTTTACCATATAAAGAAGCTAAATCATGTGGGGTACCATATGATTTACCTGTAGCTACAGGATCGTTCCCTTCTGCTTCAATTTGAGCTATTCTAAATTTACGTTTAGCATCGGAACGAACTAAATCTCTGTATTCATCATATTGGTCTTCACTAAAGTGGAATACATTATGGTATATCCAATCTGATGGTACTAAACCTTGTTCTAACATTGAGCCCGCTAATTCAGTTTTAGATTTTAATAATTCAATTCTTTCTTGGTCATATATAATTGATGGGGTTGTCATTGATAACTCAAAGTTAGTCAATGTTTCATCTGTATAACCTTGAGTGTATAAGTGTACTAAAGCTATTTTATTTAATTCTGATAGTAATATTCTTTGGATTCTATCAATTGTACGAGCAAATCTAATATCTTGGGCAGCTAAAGTAGCTTTACCCTCTGTATTTTCATCATAACCCATAAATGCTTTAGGGACTTTAAGGGCAGCAAATAACTTTTCTCTTAAATATTCTACATCAGCAATACCATCATATTGTAAACCAGGTGTAGTATCAATTTTGGTTGATTGGTCATTACCTCTAATAGGAATATAAAAATCTTCTAACATGTTTTGCATGTTATATTTTAAGTTGTACTCACCTGTTTTTTCATCCATATAAGGAGTACGTTTCATATTATTGATAGTTTTTTGCATAAATGCTTCTACCTCATTAGGAGGTATAGAACCAACATTTACATAAAATATTCTTTTTTCAGGGGCACGAGCAATTCTATGGATTAACATTGCATCTTCCATTAACGCATATTGCTTATATAATTTACGTGCTGGTTCAATATATGATCTACCATAAGGTAAATAATTAGCATCACCTACCATTCTGAAATGTGCCATTTCATAATTATCATAAATTATTGATCCTCTATCATCCGGACCACCATCTAATTGTTGATTAGGTACATTATAATAACCATAAGAGCTACCTGCAAACCCATCAGGATTCCATTTAAATTTTACTTCAGCAGGGTTTTCAGGGTTTGATCCTTCTATTCTTTCAATATGATAAGCAGTATAAGGTATAACATTATATACACCAAATTTTTCTGCTATTTCTAACTTTAAGAAAAAATCACCATACTTACACATTTGTCTAACCCACATCCAAGCATTAAATTCAATATTTAAAACATCATAAAATAAATTATATAATATTTTTTGTATATCTTCATTTGAACTTCTAATTTGGATTACTTCACCCATATCATTTTTCAATGTACATTCATCAGCTATAATATCTAAAGCAGAAGCAATAATTGCATCCTGATCCATTACATCATATTCTGAATATAGGGTTGTTCTTAAATATTGGTAATTTAAATTAAATTGAGCACCATATAGTGAAGTGGGCATTGTAGAATAAATTCTATTAAATCTATCCGCTAATGCATTGGTTTCATATTCCCCACTAGATTGAATATGTCCTGAGTCAATAGTTTTTACTTGATTTCCCCCTACATTACGTATTACTACATCTGTAGAAAATAATCTTCTTAACCTTGAAAAAACGCTTTTATTTGCCATTGTATATAATTATTATTATAAATATTATTTAAAGAGCCAAGTAATATCTTCTTTACCATGTTCTGTTTTCATTTGATAAGGATTAGCATAAGGGTTTGGAGTTCCTACACCATAACTACCCATATAAGGCGTTCTATTAACTGCCATATTATTTAATGCTTGTTTTGTTAAATCAATTCCCCTTTGTCTAAATTTTAATGCTGTATCTCTAACATATAATGCTATACCAAATGCCATAACTAAATCATCATTATAACCTGTTTGCGCCTCTGCTCTACCATTTTTCCAGATAAATACTTTCATTTCTTCTACTAACCTTCTTGACTGTATTGTTACACTTTGATCACTGATGTATTCTTGGAACTTACCTATAACCATAGGTCGTGTCTTTTTTGACATTGTAAACCCAGGAACCATCTTTGTATGATCTTGATATTTATCAAAATACGAATCAACTGTTGCTTCTCCACTCCGTTGTGAATAGTAGAGGTTAGAATATTGTCTATCAATAGCTACCTGTATGGTAGCCCAACCAATATTAGCATTTTCTATTACTAACATTGCATTATTATATTCAGTAGCTATCCCTACTAATAAATGTCCATATTCTTTAGTACCAATTTGGCCTTTATACTCAGCTACTTGTACTGCACTTTCAATATCAATTACATGAAATGTAGAATAATCTTTCCCATCCCCTCGAGCAACATCTGCTACTACCATATAATCCCTACTATAATCTGCTGATTCCCAAACCCATAAATTTTGGTCTGCACCTCTACGTTCTAATGGGTCTTTAATATGAGATTTTTCATAATATTCTAAATATTCATTATAAAATACAATATCACCTGAGGTGCTAAAATCACAATCACATTCTTGTGCTGCTAATCTAGGGTCACCTAGTAAAGCATCTTGAGCATCTCTCCATACTTGATCTCTTTCGGGATGTACATACCAAGGTAATTTAATAGGTAAAAAATCATTTTCCCCAGCTTCAGCTCTAACCCAAGTTTGATGAAACCAATTACCGGTACCATAAGGTGTAGATAATACTATAGCTCCACCACCAGTTGCTAATGTTTGTTGTGCAGAAGCCCATGTTTCAGCAATATTATCAATAAAAGCAGCTTCATCAATAATTAATAAAGATACTGCTTCTGAACGTGCAGCATCGGCATTAGAGGATTTAGCTTGTATTTTTGAACCATTAACTAACCTTAATGATAATTTATTGTTTTCAGCAGATTCTACTTTAAGCCATGAAGGTAAATTTTCCCACATAAACTGTACTTTTGTTACTAAGTTACGGGCTGTTGCTTGTGTAGTTGCTAGTGCTAATACATTTCGATCTTTGTGGAATGTCATTAACCACAAAGAATAACCTGCTGCTAATGTTGATATACCTAACTGTCTAGATTTTAATATAGCACTATAATCGTTTTGTTGAAATAACGTTAATACTTTTTCTTGGAATGGGTATAAATTAAACTGTATGCGACCCCGTTGTGGGTGCTGTATATAACAATATTTACGCATAAAGTGTATAGGATCTTTAGCACATTTAAGATATTCTTGACGGATTACTATTTTTAAGTCTGCCATATAACTAATTAATTAATAATGCCGTTCCAATTACTGTTATTATCCCAACCCCTATTGTTAATTTATTTTTAAACTTTTGTTTTTTTAAATCCAATTGTAATTTTTTTGTTAACTCCTGGGATATTTCTAATTGATTAGATTTTTGAAATAATATAGAATTAAAATTATTAATTTGTAAATCTAGATTAGATATAATACTATCTTTTAATATACTTTTTTGATTTAAAATATTTATTTTATCACCTAAAAGTATTATTTCTTGTTTATTACCATCCCCTTTAATAAGATCTTTAATTACTAATCGGGCTATTGGTTTTTTTAATCGAATCATTGTACTGTCTGTAACGGTCTGTGAAAAACTTTTCAAGCTCGCTACCATTAAAAGAATCAACAGCATCCATTTTAGTATTAATTTCATATTTTAATGATTTTATTCTATTATCTTTTAAACCCAACTCTAGATCTAATTCCTTTACTTGAATTTGTAGAGTATCAACTTTATAAGTTAATTCATGGTTTATATTATGTAGTGAATCTATTTTTTGTTCTAATTTCTTTATCTCAAAATTATATTGTTCCACATAACTTTCATCTTCAGAGAAGAATAAATATGAAACAAAAACACTAGATAATAATAATAAAGCTATATATAAAAATCTTTCTTTAGACGACATTTTTTTCTAATTTAGCAACCATTGCTTCCAATTCTTTTTTAATTGGAGTTTTTTTCTTTAATTTATCTTTTATTTTTTCTTTTTCTACTCCATCTGCTTTGCTATACTCACGTGCTAATGATTTCATTTCAGCAGTTATTGATTTTAAAGATTTAAGTGCTATATCTAATTTTTTATGTTTACCCCTAGCTCCTTTAGCTTGTTTAATTGCTTTAGCATCTAAGTCATCATCTTCATCTTCAGTTATAGGATTTATTAATTTTCCTCTATTAGCTAACCTTTTAACAGCAGCATTTTGACTAGATTTGTAAACAGCGTCATATGCTTTACCAATATCACCACCATATAATTTATCAGTAATTTTTTTACCTAACTTTTCTAATTGGTCTTGAGTTAGGGTATGTTCTTTTCCAAATCCTTCTAAATAAAATTGACCTATATCTTCATAATCATAAGTAAAATCTTCACCTTTTGGTGTTGCATTTTCTTCTAACTTATAACTTGCTGTACTATCTTTTACACCTTGGAGAAATCCTCTTCTATAATATTTGTAATCAAGTTCATTATTTATATCAATTACATCTTGATTAAAATGCATACTTACAGCATACTCACCATCATCATATCCTATGTCTTGTAAATCGGCTAAACCTACATTAGCTTCTTCTATACCTGCTTCTTTTTTAGCTGCATCTAGATCCTTAACAGCGGCAGTTAATTCTTTGGTTTTTTCAATTTCTACATCAGTATCTTCAGATAATGTAGAGATAATATTTTCTCTAATATAGTTTTTTAATTTAGATTTTTTCATTATAATAAGGTTTTATTATAAATATATTAAAGATTAGTAAACTTTAATATTTGTTGAATTCGTTCCTCTGTAGATCCAGATATTTTTTCTACTATATTACATTTATGGCCATATCTTTTAATTAATGTTGTAATAGTAAAATCAATTAAATCTCTATAATGTTCATCTGTCTCACGTATGCCATTATCTTCAATTTCTATCCCATGAGGAGATATATAAAAAATGTAATCATATTCTCTGATAAATTCACTAGCATATGTTTCAAATGCTTCTTTATCTTGATGAGGAATAGATTTAGCATTCATAGTAAATGCCATAACATCAAATACTGTCCTATCTGTAATAATGTTGTCCTGTATTAATTCCCCACAACGTTCAGCTAAAAATACTGTTTGGCCTTTTAATGTTGAGTCAGTATTTAAAGGAATACCTAATGACATTAAATGTTGACTACGTTCAGTAGCAAAATTGTAATCTTTAAATTGTGGTAAATCTTTTAAGGCATTAACCAATGTCGTTTTACCTACGCTCATTGTACCGCATAAACCTATTTTCATATTATTTTAATTTCTGTGATTTTGTCCTTTAGGGGCTGGTTGTTTATACCAAGGTAATCCTGTTTGTTGTCTAATTGCTTCTTTATGATCTTCTTTTGTATAAGGTATACCATAAAGATAATATTCACCTTTTTTTTCATTACCTTCAGGTATTAAGGCAGGTCCTTCCCAGTTATGAAGTTTACCATCCCATATATAAGCTATTGTTCCATCTGCTTTTTTTAATTTTTTACTTTGTGGGAATGGTGTTTTTGTTTCTTTTTTCATTTGTATTGTTTATAGTAAATATACGAAAGTTATTTTAATTCTCCAAAAGTGACTCAGCAACATATGTCCCTTGTGCACCACTTACCGTTATACCTCTAGCTGATAAAGCATCGCCTACGAAATGTACGTTAGGATACTTAGTGAGTGCTAAATTGATATAATCGACAAGCGGCTCAGGTGATAGATATTTTACTTCAGGCACATAAATACCCCAATCATCTTTAAGTGTTGGGAATACTTTTTTCATGTCTTCAATAAAATCATATACATACATAAAGTATGGTTGCATTGCTTTTGATATTTCATGTAATCTATCTACTTGTATAGCGGATACATTTACACCTTCAGAAGTTGTTGATGGTTTTCTACTTGGACTATAATATAATCCTGTACCATCTATCTGTAGTTTTTTAACTACATCTCTAGACCAATCAAATGGTTTATCAATGCCTTGAACTTCCATTAATATACCAAAATTGGTCATATCATTTCGGAATGCTTCATCTTTTTTAGCGTGTCCATTATATGAATGATCTCCATACGTTTCCTCAACGGCAACATATGCTGCATTGTTGTTTGTACAGAAAGAACGTAATGATACTCCTTTGTCTTCATATTTTCTATATAATTTGAAATCGTAAGATACATCAATTAATTTTTGGAAGTGTTTTTGTGGTGCTTCAAATCGAACACCTATTTGTACTGGTTTTGGTTCAGTTGGTAAATCGTATTTTTCAGCTAATTGTTTACCAAAGTCAATACCTGATTTACCTACACCAAAAATAAGTTTATCATATGACATTTCATCTACTGCTCCTATAGATACAATTTGTTCATCAAAATCAATATCAGTTACTTTAGTTTCCCAAATAAATTCAACACCACCATCAACTAAAAAGTCATACCAATTTTTACCTATCTCGTGTAAATAATCTGTACCAACGTGCCATACTGGGAATAAACGTAATCCAAAATATGGTTTAATAAATTCTGGTTCTGCTATAGGATTTGAACATTGAACTTCTTCTGGTTTAGGGTGAAAACGTTTAAAATTATCAATTACTTGATCAAATAATTCCATTGCTTTTTCTTCACCACAATATTTAGATAATTGTCCTCCAATTGAAGTGTGATAAGTCAATTTACCATCAGACCAACCTCCTGCTCCTAAGAAACCTGTCATTACCTCTTCATATGGTCTTAAATATGGATCTTTACCCATATCAATAATGGTAATTTTACCATCAAACCCATTGTCAACTAGCTTAGTAGCAGCATTTACATTTGCTACTCCTGCTCCAATCATTACTACGTTTTTACTCATATTTGTCCTTTATTTTAATGCGTTAATATACGAACTTAAAATGGCGTCTCCAAATGAGACGCCACAGATATCTGTTTATTTTTTAATCGCGACAGGCTATGAATCTGTCTATATGTTTTTATTTTATTTTATTTTTATTTATAAATTAATCCCTGCTATATCTGAATATAATATTTCGTGTTCTTCCCCATCTTGGTCTACTGCAAATACAGAATAATCACCCCACATATCTACATTATCATCATTATTAGAGTTTGGATTGTATATTACAAACTCTCTTCCATCTCCTAGTTGAATAAAAGCATCATCATCATCTCCTAAAGCTTTAATAAGTGATTCTTTATCATAATCTTCTTTTAATAGCCTACCTTCAGCTAAATTTGATAGTTTTTCTTTAGCCCAAGCTTTAGCTAATTTAACTGCTTCAACTTCGGAATAAACTCCCTGTTCTACAGCATTCATTATCTCGTAATAATCATCACTTACAATTTCTTCAGCAGATGCATCTATAATATCTTGAAGGTATACTTTAGGTTCTACTACCATAGCATCCATTGCACCTTCGAATTCATCTTCTAATTCGGGAAAATCAACGTTTTCTTTAAATAGCCTACCTTCAGCTAAATATTTTTTTAAATCGAAATTATCTATTTTGTTTTCATTTTTACTTTTAAATTTATCTAATACTTGATTGTAAATATTTTCTAAATCTCCTTCTAGATCACTATCACCTTCCCAATTTCTTTCAAAAGCATAATAATCATAAACATCATTAGGGGTATTTAATTTTTTAATACCATCTAAAAACTCTTTTGCATTATCTTCACCGCTAACTTCTTTTTCGTAGTCGTAAACATACTGTTGAAGAGGAGTTAGTTCTTCTTTTAATAAGCGACCTTCAGCTAAATATTTTTTTAAATCAAAGTTATCCATTTATTTTTATTTTAATTAACTAAATTGCTTTTTATAAAATATATTTATAGCATCCTCAATTTCTTTTGGAGATGCATTAGAAGGTTTTAAAGATTTTTCGGCATAATTTAAAAAATCAGCTTTTACATCTGGTTGCATATGTCTGAGTAGAGTTGGAGAATTATTTAAGTACCATTGCAAGTTATGATCAAATGATTTTTCTTTAGAAGGAAAGTTTGAAAACCTATCATCAATATCATCATCCACCTCTCCACTAGGGGGTATTAAAGCATCTTCATAGTATTCTATTGCTGAATCAGCGAATTCTTTAGCTGAAACTTTAATATCTTCTGGGTCGGATCCTTTAGCATTATCTCTTGCTTCATCATACCAAAAATTATTAGTTACTTCTATAGATTTTTCTAAATCCTTACTTGAAATATTAGAATGTTTTGCTTTGATAATATCTATTATTGCTTTTTTATATGAGGGGCCTGCTTGTTCTATATCGGCACTATCTTCAAATGAATCAATTGTCCATATAGGATTTTCTTCTTCAAATAGCCTACCTTCAGCTAAATATTTTTTTAAATCGAAATTATCCATATTAATTTATTTTTATTTTTATTTTATAAGATATACATCATATCATCTTTTAACATTTTTCTCATTTCGTCTTTACTGAATTGAGGGATTGGTTTTCTATTAGCATCCATTTTAAATGCAGGAAGGAATTCTCTTCCCTCTTCATCAGATAATTGTGGAGTAGCATAAATTTCAACATCACCATTACTATGGATTTCTACATACCCCATATCTTCAACAGCATAA